TTACCCATAGCATTGACTACAGGTCGGGGCGGATGGAACAAGAGTATACCACTTTTTCAGGATTCCAACACGCCATCTCTGAGCAATCATGATGACGTAGCACAGTTATCGGTATTGCCACCGCTCCTCCAGCCTTCTGTGCTTTATGCCCTGCTGTTCGCCATGAGGATTCCCACTTGCGATTTTAAGTCTTGGTGTGCGTGGTGATTTTAGCCGTCTCTTGCACCTTGACCCGGGGACAAATACAAAATGTCCCCATGCCACGTAAGGAGGATTGTGACACAGGGACTGATAACATTATAATAATCAACACCTAATATGAAGAATTGAAATCATCATGCCTGTCCTCCAACTTGGCAATGCAAAGATAGACAAGATATTTTAAACTTCCAAACGCTTGATTTTCAACGAATTGTAAAGAATATCGAATCTTATGGTGTGGATATGGTGCTGATATGGTGTGGATATGGTATACACCTGTTGTGTTAATCTAAGTTAATGGTCAGTAAAGACCCTTCCACCGCAGATATTTACGCTTTTTCGCCACCTTCGCCTTGTGTGAATTGCACGATGTGTGGTAGAGACATTCCCGGTAGAGGTCTCTTGCCTTGACCTCCTTGGGAGTCCACTTGCGGTTGCGGAAGAGCCGGTACTCCTCCTTGTTGATGACGATGAGCTTTCCCGACTCTGTGGGCATGACGAAATAGTCGCATCCGTATTGGGAGTGCGCCTTGTCCGCCATGGTGACGGCACGGAAGTATGCCAGCTCGGACTTGATTCTCTTGAAGATTTTCGTGATGTGCATATTGTGATTGTTAAATTGTTGCTTCTGATATAGGGACGGACACCGGGGAAGGTCTGTGCGCCTCCGTCTTGACGATGGAGGGAGACTCCATCTCGTTGAAGCAGATGTGTAGGCCGATGGCCCTTGTCATGAGCAAGTCATCATGCTTGCCTATAATCGCCCCATAGGCTCCGTTCTGCTTGCGCTCGTAGGTGAGGTACTCGTCAAGACACCGCTCGTCATGCTCAACGTACAGGTGCTCACGGATGACCTGCACAAGGACGGAGATGACCATCGGCTTGGTTGCGACATTGGTGTGGAATCCGTACTTGCGTGGAAGACCCTCACGGATGTCGGCCTCGCTCTGCTTCCGTGCGTAGAGGTTGTCGTAGACGTCCTTTATCTGGTTGAGGATGAACTCGGACTGGTCACCGCCTTCGAGGATTCTGTCCTTGTCCTTGGTCTCAAGCGTGTTGGACTCAATGACGAGCAGTGCGTCATCGTAGAACTTGGCTATCTGCGCAGCCTTCCAAGCCAGCAAGTCCATGTCTATGTGTCCGTACCATTGCGCCACCACCTCGGGCTTGTCGCCCTCCATCATCCAGTATCGGTCGAAGACGCAGATGACAGACCAGTCCGCCTTGCTTCCACGACCTCCGATGTCCACGACAACAAGGTATCTGTTGAGCACCTTTTCTTTTTCGAAGTGTTCTGGGAGCTGCCACACCCATAGTTGTCCTTGGTGGTCTTCCGTGAACCTGACATTGTGAAGAGCCTTCTCGCCCTTCATTCCGTCTCCGTACACATCCCCGACCCAGCGTGGCGCACGGCAGGCAGGACGGAACTTCTCCACCTTGTACTCATCGAAGACCTTGGATCCCGAGTGCTTGAATGCCTCTACGGAATCGGAGGGGAACTCGGATGCCATGTCTCCATGGTCGTTGTACTTGCGTCTCTCGCTGATGTACCAGTGGATTGCCTCAAGGGTCGCCCCCATACTCCACAGTCTCCACAGGTATGTGCCCGGCTCCTCTCTGTCGGACATGGTGTTGGCATTGTTTCTGTTCTTCCACAGCCATCCTGCGAACTCCTCACGCTCACCGGATGACGAGAAGTCAAGCGAGTACTGGTCAATCTCGTACCACGGCACGAACATCGGCTCGAACTGCGACTCTCCCTTCTCGGCAGCGACATACTCACGATGGAAGAAGTTGCCTGTGCCGTTGGCGGTGGACTCGTAGACAATCATGGTGTTGGGTTTGTAGAGGATGCCGGAAGTGGCGGAGCGGACGATGTCCTCGGGTGACTTGCCCTCCGTCTGTGTCCACACACCCACCTCGGAGCAGTGTACAAGGTTGTAGTCTCCTCCTCGGGCGGTGTTTGGGGATATGGCCGAGCCAATCTTTATCTTGCAGTTGCGCTGTGGCACACGCTTGATGCCGGACTGCCCGACATTGGTGAACTTCGGCTCCTTCTCGCTGAAGGTCTCTCCCAGTTCGTGGAGCAGTCTGACAGGGTATTGTGCGAGCATCCTGTCGAACATATCAAGAATCTCACTTGCCGTTGATGCCACTTGGGCAACGATGAGCGAGTTGAGTCCGACACATTGCACAAGCTGCATCCACGCCATGTACATCTGTGTTGCGGTGGAGCCACCCCATTGGCGAGCCTTGAGCAGGATGAGGCGGATGGGTTTCCTTTTCCGCCTTCTCTCCTCAAACCAAGAGATGAGTCTGCGCTGCGGTCTGTTGAGACGGAAGAGGACATCCTCCCCACCACCCTTCGCCTTGATGTAGACGAATGTGGCGAACCAGAAGCAGGGGTCTTCCTTGATGCGGATGCGTGTGAACTGCTCCACGACCTTCTCCCTGTCCGTGGCGGTAGGCTCTATGCCCAAGCAGGAGACGATGAAGTTGTCAATGCTCCCTGCCGTGTTCAGCAGGCGGACGAGCGGATAGTCCATCATCTGCTCGGGCACCCACTGGTCGGGAAGGGGGAAGTCGGATATATGCACACGGACTCTCTTCCCGATGGAGTTCTCTCCTGTCACCGGGTCGAACGGAGCGTGTATGACCGACTGTCTCTTCTCGTTCTCCGCCAATATTTCCGTCACTCGTCCGTCCATACAGGTGCGTTGAGATATCCCCACAGGAGTCCGGCAGCATAGCAGTAGACATGGATGCCGACCGCCATGTTGGGGATGAGTATTCCCACAAGGAGATAGATGACTATGAGAAGGTTGTATCTCAGTTTGTCCCTCACCATCGGCTCTATGTAGCCCATGTAGGCATAGAGCAGTCCGCTGAGACCCACGATGGGGTGCTCTGACGGGAGGGGATAGGAGATGGCGATGATGTAGAACGCAACGAGGGCCTTCCACCTCGGAAATGCCTTTACGCACTGCCACAGCACCAAGAGGTTGAGCAGGGCATGGAAGATGTTCGCATGGAGGAATGGATAGAGCATCCTGTCGGTGACGGAGCATCCGTCATGGAGACCGATGCCGAAATTGAAGAACGACAGGACGCACTCGGCTACAGCGAAAACATAAAACGCAGCCGTCTTTTTCTTGACTCGTAGCATTTTTTTCTCGCCTCCTTTCTTACCTTGTGGAGAAGCACGATGACACTCTTCGGGGTGAGATACCACTTGGGTGCCTCCTCGTTGCAGATATGGAATATGATTTCTCTCTTGGTGAGGGTCGGGTGTTGCTTGTGGTATACAATATAACGTCTGTATATCTCTTGGAACATCTCCCTCTTCGTTGCGTTCATCGTGGACAGGCTGTCTCCCTTGAGCATGGACGATACAACGATTGTCGCCCTCTCCTCCGAGACCCAAAACCTCCTTGACGGAGAGTTGGCGATGCGCTCGGCAATCTCCGTGAGACTTATATTAGAATTGGATGCCATCTCACGCTTGTAAGCATCCAACAAGTCGGCATTCCGTTCTTCTTTGTATTCGAATGTGGAGCCTTTGTACTTCATCCGACCACGATGGTTGACACAAAGTTACTAACAATCAGCGAGATGGCAAAAAGAATGTCCGCAAAATTAACGGATAATAGATTCCAACGGACGAACCGAGTTATTTTTGCAAGGAAAATAACATACTTATTACTATAATGGCAGAGATTAATGATACCCAGTCGGTTGGCGCAGCTGCCAACCAGTCGGTCAAGTCGAAGAGAGACTTGGCTCTTGAACGGCTGAAGCAACGTCATCCCGATGTGGAATACCCCGATGACGAGTCCATGTACGGAGCCATCAACGATGACTATGACGAAGACCAGAAGGCTCTTGAGGGATACAAGAACAACGAGAAGGCACTCAGCGATATGTTCACAAGCGACCCACGCTCGGCAGAGTTTCTGAAGAGCTGGAAGAACGGAGAGAATCCGTGGACTTCGCTTGTGAGAGAATTCGGTGATGACGTTGTGGACTACCTCACGGACCCCGACCATGCCGAGGAGGTTGCGAAAGCGCAGGAGGACTACCTCAAGCGTGTGACCGAAGGCAACAAGCTACAGGAGGAATACGAGGCGAACATGAAGAAGAGCCTTGATGTGTTCGATGAGTTTGAGAAGGAATATGGCGAGGACACGACCAACGACATCATCGCCAAACTCCTTGCGGTGGCCAACGATGTCATCCGTGGCAAGTTCACCAAGGAGGCTCTGAATATGTTCCGTCTCGCAGGAGACCACGACAAGGACGTGGCTGACGCTGCCCATCAGGGTGAGGTGAAGGGACGCAATGCGAACATCGCCAAGAACATCCGCCTGAAGAAGGCAGGAGACGGCACGGCAGACCTTGACGGCAAGTCGGCAGAGGCGGAGCGTAATCCGGCAGAACCCGACCTTGGCGCACTCGGAAGGGAGCGAGAGGACATCTGGGCAGCCGGGAACGAGAAGAGAATCAGAAGAAGATAACTTATTACTAATTTAAAAAGAGTTTTACAAAAATGAAAATGAAAGTTACAATGAAGACCCTGCTGGGTCTTGTGTTGAGCGTCCTTGCCGTAGTGTTCGGTGCAGGAGGCTCGGTGCTGATGGCAGCGTCAAGTCTGCCCGATGGTGGCACTACGGAGAGTGGCTCTCCTGCCGAGGCTGGTGGTACTGACACCGCTGGCGGTGACGGAAACGGTGGCGCAGGCGCAAGCCATGAGGGCATCGCAACAGAGACAAGCGGACGTGAGCAGACCAAGGCGGACAATCCAGAGTTCTACTCCAAGGATGTAGACCGCAAGATTACCAAGATTCGTCCGATGGCTACCCCGGTAGACCAAATCTCACGCTATGCCGCCGCCCAGAGTGCCTCTTCGTTCGAGGTGAAGTATTACAGTCTTGGCACACGTCCAATCAAGACCACTCTGAAGAAGGCTCTCGCAGCTCCTTCGACAGGCACATCCGTGGTACTGGAGGTTGAAGACCCATCCATGTTCACACTTGATGACACCATCCGTGTGGTAGGTGTCAAGGCTATTACCGACTACAAGGGCAACAAATACGCTGCCAAGAAGGGCGGTGTGACACCAGACCTCGTATTGTGTGTCTGCGGTGCGGACACCAACGGCCAGCCTATCGTGTATGCAATCAACGGCAATGACGTGAACGGACAGCCTCTCGGTGTTCCTGCCTTGAGCCAAGGCCAGGTGCTCATCCGTATGGGCAAGTCGTGTGGAGAGCTTGATATGCAGACAGGCCGCTTCAACAATCTTCCAAGCGCAGAACTCCAGTACTGCCAGAACTTCATGGCGCAGGTGGAGCAGTCCACCTTCGACAAGATTGCAGCGAAGGAAGTTGACTGGAACTTCTCGGACATGGAGGAGGACTCCATCTACGATATGCGTCTGACCATGGAGAACAGTTACCTGTTCGGTGACATGGCTTGCATCCAGCACACCACCAAAGACCACATGAAGCAGTGGTTCACCAAGGGTATCTGGTGGATGGCAGGCAAGGACATCACTGTTGGCCACAAGGCCACCGCAGAAGACCAGAAGAAGGACTACAATGCGGAGGACATCGTCATCACCGACAACGAGCTTGTTGACATCAGCAAGGACTTGTTCGTTGGCACTGGCATCGGCAACAAGCGCAAGATTGTGATTGCCGGAAGCGATGTCATCACCGCATTCTCAAAAATCAAGTTGGAGAAATTCCGCTTGAAGGACACCGTTGAGGTCTGGAATCTCAAGTTCAAGTCTTGGGAGACCGACTTCGGTGAGATTCTGATGATTCACTCCGAGTTGTTCGACCAGAACGGCATGAGCGACTGCGCCTTCGCCCTTGACCCCGAGTTCTTGGGCAAGAAGGTACACAAGAGCTGGACCCGCAGTGCGCTTGACTTGAAGGCCGCAGGCATCCGCAACACTGACGCTGTGGTGATTCAGGAGGTTGCTTGTCTGTACCTGAAGTATCCGAAGGCACACGCACGAATTCAATTGAACAAAGCGTAGTTTCATAATTTGTTTCATAATTTGTTTAAGGTTTTAGGTTTAATTCGGGGGATGGGGAGTGTCCTCATCCCCCTCTTATTTGAAAGCTATGTTGAAGACATATTACGCTACGACTGAGGTCTCTCTCTCGGTGAAGGTGGGGACAGGCATGAAGCATATCTCGTTCACACCGAAGAGCCTTGGGTCCAGCCTGTACATGACCCGGGATGCGAAGGAGCAGAAAGGTCTTGAGTCGCACCCTTGGTTTGGCGAGAAGTATTTTCTCCGTGACTCCGTTGACGAGAAGAAGTTGGCTGAGGAGGAGAAGAAGAATGCCGAGGCTGCTGCCAAGGTTGTGGAGGAGAACAGTGTGACAACCCATCATGTTGACTCTCTGACGGAGGCGAAGGATTATCTTGCCGACAGGTTCGGTGTCAGCCGTACCCTGCTCAAGGGCAAGGATGACATCCTGAAGTACGCAAAGGAGAACAACGTGGTATTAGAAGGAATCTAGGATATGGTATACGACTGCTTGCAGATACGGAAGGACGTGAGGGTGGCTCTTGACATGAACGACAAGAGCAAGGCTCTCATCAACCTCGGTGACATGGACACGCTACAGGTGGACTCAATCATTGACAGTGTGGTTGAGGACGCTGCGAGGCGAGTCGTTGAGGCAGCTCCTGTTGATATGCTTGAGTCGGGACACAACTTCGCTGAAGACCTCTACTGGTCGGACGATGAGGAGCGCAAGGGTTGCGGATGGACGATTCTCCCGGATGACTTCCTCCGGCTTGTGCTTTTCAAGATGAGCGACTGGAAGCGTTCGGTGTCGTATGCCATCACGGACACAGACCCTTCCTATGACTTGCAGTCATCGCAATGGAAGGGTGTGAGGGGCAACGTGGACAGACCTGTGTGCGCAATCGTCAGACGAGCTGAAGGGAAAGTGCTTGAGTACTACTCCTGCGACTCCGAGGATGCCTATGCAGAACAGGCTGTGTACCAGCCTGTGCCACGCATCAGCGGTGGAGGACTGGACTTGCCGAGACTCTGCTATCGTGGAGTCGTGTATTATGCAGCCGGGTTGACGGCACTCTCTCTGAGAGACTCGGACACCGCCAGTGCCTTCTTCAGCATGGCTATGAGGGCCATTAACATTAAAACGGAAACATCATGACAGATATAGAGCAGACGAAGAACACCGCCATCAAGGGCAGCTTGGCTGTCGGCAGGAACGTGACTGTCGGTGGCCGTGCGGACATCAGCGGTGATGCCCGGTTCGCTCATGACGTGAGGGTTGAGGGATGGCTTGACGCAAGGAATATCCGTGGAGCAGGTGTGGGATTCTTTGAGAGTATTGACAGACTCAACGAGGCTTATCCCGAACCAAGGGACGGATGGTATGCGCTGGTCGGCACGGAACTCCCTGCGAAGGTCTACCGAGCATGGAACGGAAAATGGACTGACACAGGCAAGACCGGAGGCGAGCCTTCAATTGACTACGACAAGGCGAAACAGGTGGCACTTGACTTGGAGACCGAGACGGACAACCGACTCAAGGCCGACAAGGAACTGGATGATGCCATCAAGGCGGAGACTAAGGCTAGGGAGGATGCCGACAAGGAACTGACCCGGAATCAGGAAGAGTTCAGCGAGGCTCTGTCGCAGGAGTCGGACGAACGGCAGGAGGCTGACCACAACCTGCAGGAGCAACTTGACACCAAGGTGTTCGACACAGACCAAATCGCTGACGGAGCGATAACAGAGGCGAAGATGTCTCCCGAGATGCAGAAACTCATAGCGGAATGGGAGGCAAGCAGGAAAGTCGTGGAGAGTCTTCCTTCGGGAGAGACGGACATCGTGACCGACATCAACTTCGGGGCATGGGAGGACAACGTGTTTTTCTCTACTGATGTGGTGACAAGGGACGAAGGAAAGGAATACAGAAGCAGCTCAAGGGAGGGGGAATTCCCGAGGGCATCATCCACTACGGCTGGGTCAATGTCGGCAGAGGACAAGCGGTATCTTGACGATATCAAGGAGAACGGATTCGTGAAGTCCATCTCCGAGGACGAAATCGAAAAAATCACCCAATAACATTTACATATTACTTTACTTATATGGCAAACAACAACAAGAAATTCCTTGATGCCGATGGTCTCGGCATCGTGTGGAAAAAAATTGTGAACACGTTCGTCAAGAAGGGCGAGCTGGACACAACCCTCTTCAAGGTGGTCACGGAACTGCCCTCGGAGGGGATAGAGGACAAGGTATACCTTGTCGTGAACAAGAAGTCTGACGATGGTCAGAACCAGTACACGGAGTATATCTATCTCAACAAGGCTTGGGAGAAGATTGGAGAGTTCCAATCCGAGGTGGACTTGACTACCGAGGCTACCAAGGTGACCAAGGAAATCCCTGTGGCTGGCGGCCCTCTGGCTGACCTCTGCAACAAGCAGGGCATCACGTCCATCAAGGCGGACACCAACTTGCAGGACTTGCTCGTCACGCTCTTCGCCAAGGAGATCTGGCCCACTCCTGTGTTCACGGAGGGTACGGTCAAGTCCTTCATGGAGCCTGTCGTTTTTTCCGTCAGCAATTCAGCGCAAATCGTTGAGGTGGGCACAAGTGTCAAGGTGAGCCATTTCGACCTGCGTGTGTCACACACACAGACAACGAGCCGGAAGTACACTGGTCTTGCATACGGATATTCGTCAGCCAACAACAACAAGAAGGAGTCGGATGACGTGCAGGTTGAGAAGACCGCTTCCGACATCACTCCTTCAGGAGTCTACGGTATGGTGGTGACCATCAACGGCAAGGCTGAGCCTTCCGTGAGCGGTGACACCAACAACCTCAAGATGGACGACAAGACATTTGAGGCGATTGAGGGCGAGAACTCTGTCAAGGTGGAATGCACTGGCCCGAAGCACTCGGCAACCTTCGCTGCCGTCCCGACCGCCTACCCTTGCTCCAACTTCGGCAACACCAAGGAGGGTCTCACCATCGGTCATGACGCTGCGACCATCACGGAGTCTCAGCAGCCTGTCAACACCGCCACCAAGACCTTCATCGGTGCTTATCCGCTCTTGGCAACAACGGCTGAAATCGGAACGCTCACCAAGCAGACTTTGCAG